CCAATACCCTGCGTGTAAATTGTTCTCGTGCCTCTATGTATGACGTTTCAGCTTTAGATTTACAATAAAATAATATCTGTCGATGAAAGTTTTCTTGACCTAACTGCGCAATATCTTTGAGTAATTCGTCAGAGCTACCGTAATAGGTCTGCCAATCGCTATCAATTTTATTGCGGATTCTTTTTTTCTTCTTGGTGCCGTTTTTTAATTTAACTGTTCGATAAGTTGTTTTTGCGAATTTAGCTAGTTTTTTGCCTATGTACATACGCCCTGTGACTGTATTTGTTATAAGATAAACAAATCCTACACAATCTTCGGGCAATTCTGTGATTAATTGATTTTCATAGTACCATGACATACACTAATTAGTGTCTGACTGATCCTCGGGTGTTGCCTTTTGGCGTGCCTTACGTTCCATTTTAGCCTGATCCAAGTGTACGCGATACTGTTGTATCTTTTCTCTGCGTTCCTTGGCTATGATACGGATCTGAGCTAACCAATATCTTGAGTTTTCTCCTGCCCGTCTAGTGCCTCTATTGATCCAATCCTGATTACTTTTGAAATATTCGCGAAAAGCAGCCATGAGTCTATCATGAGTTTCTTCATCTTGATAAGGACTTGGCTCTACATGCTTGCTCATTCAGTTACTTCTAGGTCATTTGCATAGTTGGTAAAGCCGTTTTCTTTGACTACTCGCAAGACATTATTGACACGACCTATCAATTCGTCCTTGTGACTGATCAAGAATATGTTCTTCTTGCGTTCACGAGCCATCTTTTTCAGTACTGCTAACGCACCTTCTACACCAGCCGCATCTAGTCCATTGTCGATCAACTCGTCGATGAACAAGAGATTAATGGGTTGATATAGACTTTCCCATACGTCACGGAACGCCCAAGATAAACTCAGTATCAATCTATTGCGTTCACCACGCGACAAGTTGTCAAAATCTAGATCCTGTCCTAGCTGTGTGATTAGCACTGACAGGTCATTTTGGAATGTCACAGTATGTGGCAAGCCCATCTTATCTAAGTAATAGGTCAAGCGGTTGTTCAAGTAGGCAAGATTCTGGTCTATGATCTTTTTACGGATAAATGAATCCTTGGACGTTAACAGTTTTAACAAGAATTCTTGATGATCTTTGAGTGTGCCCAAGAGATTGACCTGATCCCAAGACACTTCTTGTAGTGCTGTATTGGTTAGTTCGTCGATCTGCTCCTGATAAGGATCTGTTTCATGCGACTTTTGCACCAATTGATTTTCTAGAGTCTTGAGATTGTTCTGATGTTTAAGTGCCTGTTCTACAGTATCATAATAAGTGTCGGGGCGTCTAGAGACTTCGCCTAGAGCCAAGATTTCTTTCTGTATTTTAGCGAGATCACTAGTGACTTTGGCCAAATATTTCCGGGCTTCATCAAGGTGCCCTTGTGCTGTCACAGTCATTTCTTCATGTTTATGATCATGTAGCTGTTGTTCACAAGCGTGACAGGTCTTATTAGCCAACTTGGCGAGCTCGCCGTCATACTTTGTGACGCTCCGCTCCGCTTGCGCTGTCGCGCTATCTAACGTAGCACGTTCCTTATTTAGGCTTTTCAGCTTCGCTGCCTTTTCTTCGTAGGTTTTTAGCTCCGCATGCTTTGCAAGCTCAGCTTCAATATCTACGCCTTCAAGTTCTACAATACTTTTGCCCAGCTTTTCAAGGTCTTGTGCATGCTGATTACGCCATGCACTTTGTCTTGTTAAAATACCATCGATGCTTTTTTGTATGTTTTCATTACTGCGTTTAATTGCTTCTATATTAGCAGTTTCTTGAGTAATTGATTCTTTAGTTATTCGGATTTGTTCTTTTAATAGTTCGGCTTTTTCACTTAAAAGGGTAATACCTAGTAGTTGTTCAATGATTACTCTTTGATCATTGGTACGCATACTAAGAAACGGCTCTGTGTAAGTGTTTAGTGCTACAATATGCTTGAACATATCGTGGCTCATACTAATTAGATCATCTAAATCTTTTTGTGTTTCACGCACATCACCTTGTGCATCATCGGTTTCTTCTACATCCTGTGCTTGATCGTTTACAAAGAATTGTAATATGTTGGGTTTACGTCCTCGTTCTATACGATAGTCTATTCCATTTTTTTCAAATGCTAAGGTAACTAACATATTTTTAGTATTGATCTTATTGATAAGATTATCTTTTTTGATGTTAGTTAATGCTTGGCCAAACAAGGCAAAACTTAACGCATTGACAATAGTGGTTTTTCCTGTACCATTTCTGCTACCTGCGTCATCGCCGCCTTGATCTAAGTTTTCACCTAGTACAAGCGTTAAGTTTTCTTGTGCAAAATTCACTGCCTGGGTTTGGTTACCCACACTCATGAAGTTTTTTACTGTTAATTCTTTAAGATTTATACTCATAGGTCGTTATAAATTGCTAGTAATGTATTTTTGTCGTAAGTGTCGCTATCAATATTAATAATCTGACTGCTAACAATTTGATCAACACTTTCAAAACTCTGTACATCGATATTGGTATTAATTTCAATATCTTTCTTTTCTGCTATTAAAATCAATTCACGAACATCATAATCTGCCATAAACTTTTCTTTAACAAAGCTAGCTTCTTCGTAACTGATGTCTATATCCAGTGTAACACGTAAATGTTGCTTGGGCAATATAATTTGATCTGCACGATCAATCAATTCGCTTAGTTTGATAGTTCTAAATGTAGGTTGATTGGGCCACGTATGATATTCCGGGATTCCTCCCCATTCTAATACCATCATGCCGCGCTCATCGTCCCATGCATCGGCATAGTTATGCGGAAATGCATTACCGATATAGATCATATTCTTTTGTTGTTGTCGTTTGTGAAAGTGTCCACTGAATCCTAGTTCGTATCCTGTAAAACTATCAAGTTTTATCTCTCCATGATCCGGCATCTGTACCATTGCGTTCATGAAGAAGCTAGGTAGTTCGAAGTGTCCGAAGATGTATTTGCCGCCTTTTTTGCCGATACTTCGCCACTCTTCGCCCACCAGCCACGGACAAAGTGTGACATCTCCAATAGTAGTAGGCTCGTGTACCACAGTAACACCAGGAATATATTTTCCAAACTCCACAGAGTGTATGTCTCGTTTATCTTTATAATACAAATCATGATTACCAGGAAAGAAGTAGAACTGATCAAACGCTTGTCCCAACTTCTCCAAGGCCCTAAGGCTATAATCCATTGTAGTAATGTTAAGGCTATTACGATTATGATGCCAATCACCCATAAAGATACCTGTATCACAACCTTCCTCCTTTGCTTTAGCAATATACCAATCTACAAAGTCCTCACAGTCTTGGTTGTGAACGCTACTGTTAGACTTTAATCCAAAGTGGATATCTGTAAAACATGCTACTTTTTTGAATAAATTACTCACTACTCATATCCTCATTGTTGCGTTTCATTGCGGCCGCATGCTCTCCAGCACCGGTACGACTATAACTAGGATTCATTCCGTTCATTTCTAAAATGTCATCGCGGATGTTTTGATTACGTTTTTCTGTATTAATAACACGAACGAAGCTGTTGGTAACAGCCGCAGTAAAGTATGCAAACGGATTATCTGATTTTGATTCATCAAATTGCAGACCAATCTGCGTTAATTGCAAGATAGCCATGCCTTTCATTTCGTCGTTGTATGTGTAGCCACGTACATTTCCACGGGTAGCATACCTTTCGCACAGTTTTATCATCATGCGAGCAAGTGTATCTGTAATTTGTCCTGCATCTTTATCAAAATGGCCTTTTTCTAAAGTACCTTTCCAGTGGCTTTTACCTACACAGATCAGTTTCTCGGGATCGTCATTATCAAATTTCCAGTGTTGGAAAGGGGGGAAATTGACCTTATCTCTATGATCGGCGAGGCTTTTAGGATTTTTCTTACGTGTGCTATTCAATGGAATGTGATCAAAAGTCATAACTCTGAATATCACATCTGTTTTAGCAATTTTTTTATAGTCAACTTCGCAATCGGCTAGTTTTATCTTTTCTCCTGCTTTCTTTCTACGTTCAAACTCCTGTTGACCTAATCGTTTAGCCTGTACACGTTTGGCTTCCGCTATAGTTCTTATATTGATTTTGTCTAAACTGGGTACTATTAGATCATATTGGTGATATTCTTTTTTGGTAAAAACACAATAAGATGTTTTTGATCTATGTATTTCTAACAACATATCCTTGTTGTTTAGGTAATTTACTTTTGCTGTCATCCTGTAGAGTCCTCTAATGATTAATTATAAACTACGCACTTAACAAAGTCAAATAAATAATACATCAAAAGGAGTATTTTATTATGGCTTTAGGCGATAGTTTCATCCAAACTGCAACTGCTTCACAGAATCTAATCGGTGCCGCTAGCCAAGGTGTAAATGTGGCCAGTAATTTGGCCAGCGCACTCAGCACAGGATACAATAGCGATCCTGGCGGTGTAATGAGCGCACTTCGATCAGTTAATTTACCTGAAGCAGGTGAAGCAGTCGGCGACATTGTTAGTGCAGTTAGTAGTTTTGGGGGTGATGCGGCCGCAAATGATTGGCGTGTAAGATTAAGTCTTGCAAATTGGACCAGTTTCAAAAGTAGTCCAGTTCTTAAGCCCTTGAAAGATGCAGGTGGTCTCATATTTCCTTATACTCCTTCAATTACTATTGCAAGCACTGCCACATATAGTGCAGTTCCTACAGTACATACCAACTATACATTCCAGGCGTTCAAAAATAGTGAACCAGGGCAGATAACAATCACTGCTCCGATGAACGTTGAAGATGCTACACAAGGGTTATACTGGATTGCCGCAGTTCATTATTTACGTAGTCTTACCAAAATGTTTGCAGGAAATGATCCTAAGGCCGGTAATCCTCCTCCTGTAGTTTTCTTAAACGGTTATGGCAACTATGTTTTTAAGAACATACCCGTTGTTGTGACTAGTTTTAATACAACATTAGACGCACAGTCTGATTATATAGGAGTAAATGTAGTAGGTAGTGCTGCCGGTGACATACAAGGTGTATCTGACAGCATAGGAGGACTAGCAGGCGCAATCGGAGGGTTAGGTGATCCAGGAGGAGCACTGTCAGACATAGCAGGCGGAATAAGTAGCATAGCAGGCGGAGTAGGACAAATTGCAGGACTAGCCGGATCTCTTGGATTAGGCGGAAGTACTAGCGGCGGAGTTAGCCATGTACCAACAAAGAGCAGTTTTAACGTAACACTACAACCTATCTACAGTAGAAACAGTGCTAAAAACTTCAGTCTTGATAGATTTGTTGGTGGCGGCTATCTTAATAACTCGTTTGGATATATCTAATTTATGGCTGTTTACTATTCTAATACTGCTCCTTGGTATAATACTCCTATAACTAACAATTATTTAGATGTGTTAGTGATACGACCTGTGCCTGCGGAAGTAGATGATTATCTATACACAATTGAACCACAATATGCTTACAGACCAGATTTGTTAGCAGCCGATTTGTATCAAGATCCTAATCTGTGGTGGATTTTTATTCAGCGGAATTTAGATGTCTTACAAGATCCTGTTTTAGATTTTGCTCCAGGTACTCAAATCTATATCTGCAAAAAAAGTTCCTTAACGTCTCTTTTAGGTTTATAATATGGGATTGCCAAGTCTTGATAATATAAGTGGCACTATAGATTCTGCTACAGCATCGGTTTCAGATACAATCAGTAATGGGTTATCAGATCTTGCAAATTTTAGTCCTGCAAGCGCACTGTCGTCTGTTGGGGATCTAGTATCTGGTGTGGTCAGCGGTATAGGAAGTTTTTTCAAGCCTTTATCAGGCGTAACACTTCCGTTAAAAAATCCTCTTTTTGATTATGCCAGTTACGATTATGTTATAGGACTTGCGGTATTGACGTCAGATCAGTTTAATAATCCAGATAAAAGTTATATGAAAGGCGGAAAATTAAATTACATTCTTAAAGATGCTAACGCAGATCCATCCAATAGAATTAAAACTCCGTTTGGACAATTTGATTATATCATAGATAATTTAGAAATTACCAGCACTATAGGCCTTGAAAAAAACAAGACAACCAATGTGTTCAAAATGTCGTTTGACATAATCGAACCATACAGTATGGGTACGTTTATTATGTCTTTACAACAAGCGGCATGGAATGTAAACCAAGACAACTATACTAAAGCGCCTTATCTCTTAACTATAGATTTTAGAGGATCTAAAGAAAATGGAACTATGGCAAATATTCCAAACACTAGCCGGAAGATACCATTCCATTTCCAAAATATTACAATGACAGTTGACGAACGAGGTGCCGTTTATCGTTGCGAAGGCATGCCATGTAATGCTCCTGCATTAAGTCAGCAACATGGAACAGTTAAAACAGATGCAAGTGTTAAAGGTACAACTGTGCAGGAAGTTTTGCAAACAGGAGAAAAAAGTCTTCAAGTAGTCCTAAATAAAAGACTACAACAATTAAAAACAGAAAAAGTAGTTAATATTCCAGATCAGATTGTAATTTTGTTTCCTAAAGATGTTAGTAGTGCAGGATCTAGTAAAAGCGGAGCGACAGAAGATTCTACAGGTGCAACTGCATCGACTAAGTCTAATTCTTTAGATGCAATTACACAGCAGTTAGGTTTAGTAAAAAGCACGATTCC